GCTGTAGCAGTAATCAAATCTGCACCAGCACCAAAAGTTAAATCTGATGAAAGGCTTCCTCCACCTAATTTTGAATCTAACTGTGTTTGTATATTTGAGGTTACACCATCTACATAATTTAATTCAGCAGTTGTTGCTGTAACACCATCCATGATGTTTAGTTCAGCAGTAGTGGCTGTAACACCATCTAGAATATTAAGTTCTGCAGCAGTACTTGTTACTGTTGTACCATTTATTGAAAGTGCATCAGTTTCTAAAGTACCATCAATATCCGCATTACCTGAAATGTCTAAAGTAGCTGCATCTAGCTCACCAGTAATCGTAAGGTTACGAATACCTGTATAATCCTTGTTAGAATCCAATACAACAGCTTTAGAGGCGATTGCAGTACCCACTGCTGTACTACCTAAGTCTAGAGCATTAAGCTCACCAACTACTGCGGTAATACCATCAAGAGTATTTAACTCTGCTGTTGTGGATGTAACTCCGTCTAGGATATTCAGTTCAGCAGCGGTAGACGTAACTCCATCAAGGATGTTCAGTTCTGCCGCTGTGGACGTTACGCCATCCAGTATGTTAAGTTCAGCAGTAGTAGACGTTACACCATCTAAGATATTTAGTTCAGCGGCTGTGCTTGTAACGCCATCAAGTATGTTGAGTTCCGCTGCCGTAGCCGTAACCGCTGTGCCATTAATAGACAGTGCGTCAGTTTCCAACGTACCGTCAATGTCAGCGTCGCCTGAAATGTCAAGAGATCCCGCATCTAGTTCTCCAGTAAGTGTAATGTTACGGAAGCTGGCTACATCTTTGTTTGCATCTACTGTTACAACTTTACTAGCTACTACTGTGCCTACGGAAGACCCAGTGTCGCTGTAGTTTAACTCAGCAGCAGTAGCTGTTACACCGTCCATAATATTAAGTTCTGCGGCAGTAGCTGATATAGCAGTGCCATTAAAGTTAATAGCGTCTACATAAGCTACACCATCAACATATAAATCTTTCCACTGTTGTGAAGAACTTCCTAAGTCGTAAGTATCGTCATCGTCAGGTATAATATTAGAATCTACATTTGCACCAAAGACTACGTTATCTGAATCCGCATCACCTAAAGTAAGTGTTCCACCATTAAATGTGGTAGTTCCTGTTACTACTAAGTTACCGCCTACATCTAAGTTACCAGATATGTCTACTGCGCCATTAATATCAATAGCAGTAGCATTAAGTTCAATCTCGTCAGTAGCGTTAATGTCTAGTACAGTAGCAGAAGGAGCATTAATGTACTGAGAAGCATCATTAAACTGTAAAGCCATTGTGCTATTTAAAAGAAGACCAGTATCAGCTACGTGCGTTAGCGTTACATCTGTGTCTGCGCCAAAGCCCAATACTGCTGCATCTGAATCTAAGGTAAGATCATCGCCTACAAGTAAATCACCATCAATGTCTACATTACCTGAGAAGTCACCTGTAGCAGCGTCTAGTTCACCTGTAAGAGTTACATTTCTAAAACTAGATACATCTTTATTAGCGTCTACTGTGACTACTTTACTAGCAACTACTGTACCTACAGCAGAGCCAGTATCATTGTAATTAAGTTCTGTTGTGGTAGCTGTTACGCCATCTAAAAGATTAATCTCTGCTGCGGTAGATGTTACACCATCCATAATGTTAAGTTCAGCAGCAGTCGCTGTAATAGCAGTACCATTAAAGTTTATGGCATCTGCATAAAGTGTACCGTCAAAATAACCATCTTTAAATTCTAAGGAGCTAGTACCCAGATCAATATCATTATCTGTAACTGGTACAACAGCACCATCTTGAACACGAATTTGTTCAACTGCACTACTAGATACCTCTACGAAAAAGCCTACTCTATTATTAGTTCCGTCTACTACAACTTTATTAAGAAAGTCTAAATCACCAATTTGAGGCACGTTACCACCTTGACCAGCAGTACCGTCATGTCTGTGACCAGTAGAAGATGCACTAGATGATGAATATGCAAAAGCATTTACTAATTGGTTATATTCATTGTTAAATAGTGCCGCTGTGATAGTATCCCCATCAGCCATAGAACTCTGTCTAGTATAATTCTGAGCCATTTATTATCTCCTACCTGATGGCATGTAATCTATATAAAGACCATTTATAGCGTATGCTGACTTTTGATCTTCACTTGTAATTCTAAAACTGCAAGTATTTCCAGAGCCTTCTAGTGTAATCCTTTCCATAGGATCACTTGTTGCTCCAAATGTAACTGCATTAAAAGTTGCTGTACCTAAAATTGCTGGAAGAGCAATGGTAGTGACTGCAAAAGGTTCTGGTTGTGGTATGTTAGGATCTTCGTAATCATACCTAACTCTAAAACTAGGCTCTACTGCTCCTTCAGGACTAAAAGAAACTCTTGCATATTTAAGAGTCTTTCTAGTACCTACATCACCAAAGTCAAAGTCTGGTGTTTGATAAACAGCATCTATATCTTTTGCTGCTCCTCCAGTATAAAAAGAATTTCCTGAAAGATGATTATAAATATACCCATCTTTATCACCGTGATATACTTGTTCTACACCGTCTTTATCTAAACCTGACACAAAGCCTAGTGCTTGAATACCTAATGTTTCTGACCACGCAAAACCATTAGATGTTAAAGTACCTATAATTCCTCTAGCAATAGTAGGACTTTCAGTGGTCTTAGTATAAAATAAACGATATTGCGATTTACTTCTTAATACAGCACTTGTTATTATAAATCCTGAATCTGCTGCAATATCAGAAATAAGACTTTGTATTTGCCTACTAACAGATCCTAACTCTACGTCGCCAATCCTTGCTGTACCTGCAACTGTTCGTACTCCATCAGGAGAAAGAAATAAAAGATCACCTCCTATTTCTTGAATACTTCCACCAGACACACAGCCTACGTTTGTAGTAATAGGTACAACTGCTACATTACTAGAGTCGTTAATGTTAACAAGTTTATGTATACTGTTTTTACAGAAAATAATTAAGTCGCTACGAAAGCTTGCTAGTCCTACTACAGCGTCTTCAATTACAATGCTTCCTGATCCAGTGGTAGTAAAGTCATCAATGTCATTAGTACCACTATAGTAAATAGTATTTTTAGCTGTAGATGCTCCAGCAACTACTAAGTGCTTATCGTGTATTACACCAATAGCAGGGCCTGTAGTGCCACTTACTGTTATCTCTTTTGCAAAAAATGTTCTATCTGCTAATGCTCCTGTTCCTGTCATCTGAAATAAGAAAGGCTCATTTACACCATCACAAATAATTATTTCACCATAGTCTGATGTGCCTTCATATAAAGCAAAAGTGCATCGTCCTTGAGAAGTACGTGCAGCTACTGAACGTCCTGTAAATGTAGAGTAATTATCTCCAGATCCAGATACGCTTGCTCTATTTAGTTGAAGCCAAGTAGTTTCACCATCTTGACTAAAAAATATTCCTGTTCCTGAACAAACAATTACACCATCTGCATATACTGCCATACCAAGAATAGTTTCACTACTATTAGGTCTAGTATCTCCAAACTCTGTAAAGCCATCTACGCGCCTGTAACCGCCATCAGGATCTACCTCAAAGTTTCTTAGGCGTGTAGCAAAACCAGGCTGAGAAAGCATTTCTAGCTGGTTTAAGTTGACATTTAAGCCACCTTTGCATGAAAATCCCCAAGGTTGAGACACTACACAAACCTCACACGATCATCTTTAAAATATCCAGGAGTAGGTTCCATCAAATGTAGTTTCATTAAACGTAATCCACGTTTGTAGTCTTCAAGAGCAAAAGAAGCTGCTTGTGGATCTTCTTTAAACTGATGCACATAGTATCTAGCCCTAGCTAGTAGTACTGTTTTGTAAACATCTGGAAATACTGTTTCATCTCCATAAGCATCTAAAGCTGTAGGTAAATTAAAAGCAAAGTACCATATACGATATACTTTATCAGGTATAGGGCTTACTCCAAACTTACGACCGTCAGGACTTTTAATTACACGACGAGGCACAGCATACTGTTGAGTATCAGCATCATCTAAGTTTTCACCTAAACGATAAAAATCTTTCCACTCTTCAGTAGTTACAAAACGAAGATTACGTGCTTCATATGGAGCAGACTCTCCGCTTACACCTACTGTAGTAAGATAAAAGTTATCCCAATCAATGTAGCCATAGTCGCTTGTTAGTGAAGAACTAGCTGGTTTTAATTCGTACCAGCGTGTTCCTGCTACAGTTTCAATATATACATTACCATACATAGGATCAGTAGCACCACTTTCTGCTGTAGCTAAAAAAGGCCACTGAGGTTCTTCATTAACTATGTCAAAGTATGCTCTATTAATTACATCTTTAACGTGCTGCTGTATACCAATAGCATTTCCAAAAGTTGAAGAAGTCAATGCGACTTCATTCATCTCTCGCAATATTTCGTTAGTTAATGAAAGATAAGTAGCCATTATTTTTTATGTACCTTCTGTATATCAAAATTAGCAGTAAGTGAAGCACCTTTATGAGGTTTAAACTTACCTTCATGCTTCATAAGTTTGTAGCCACCTTTGGATTGTTTCATCCAGTGATAGCCTTTAGGAGCAGAAACTTTCATCGTCCTTTAGGTAGGCTTTTGTTGTAGCCAGCCATTTTATTGCAAGCAGTTTCCATTGCATAAATGTCAGACTTAGCTTTACCGCCATGTCCGTACATTTTTCGTCCACCACCCATCATACCACTACGCATTTGCGTTTTCATTTTATTATCCATTTCTTCATCCATATCTGAGTAACCCATAGCGGCCTTTTTGCGTTCCATCATTTTTCTTTTATACATTAATCTTGTTCCATAGAAAATGTTTTACTTTTGTCTCTAGCAGCTTCAAATTCTGTGCTATATTCTGTTGTATTTTCACTTTTATTGAAAATGCGATCATAGTTGTCTTTATACTGAGAAAGATTCATTCCTTTACGAAACCTACTTCCTTTTCCTACGATAGCTTTTCTAAATGTAACAGGCTTTGCTTCTGAACCAATCTGAGGCATTTAAATTCTCCAATAAAAAGGAAAGGGGCCACCTAAGCAGCCCCATCCTAAAAGGTCTAGTCGATGCCGTAGAAAGCAGACACAAGAGCTTCAGAGCGAAGTACCTGTGCGCCGTATACGTGCAGACCACGAACAATGTCACCAAAGCTATCAGGATCACGAAGAACCTCAGTATTAGTGATTGTTTGTGCAGTAGCCGTAGAAGACATATGACCAGCCAAACATTTACCAGCAGCGTTAGACGTTGAGGCAATGTTGTTTGACTTGTACATATCAAATCCACGAAGCTTGCCAGAGCTTACCAATCCATTACGGATTGAGCCTTGACCTGCGTTGTAGTCAACTGACAAGAGCTTGGAAGAACTTTGAACAAGTACTTCGTAGAACTCTGGATTAGCGAGGAACCATCGGCCTTCTTCAGGTACGTTTTGCTCATCAAGCAAACGAGCCATGTGAGAAAGAACGTCGATAGGGTCATGCTCACTACCACCAAAACCAATGTCCAAGTTACCAGTACCGTCAAAGGTGCCAGCAGCAAGGTCAGTAGCGTTGTCAGAACCAAGAATGTGGTTAGGGCTAGAAGCCGATACACCAGCAAACATCTCAGCAATAACACCTTCATCAAAAGCATCACGCAATGCGTAAGCTGCTGAAGAGGTTGCTACGTCACGGAAGTTAACGTGAGACATATTGGTTTCAATATCATCAACGATGAATTTGAAAGCGTTAGCTACGTCAACAACCAAGGTTAGTTCTTGGTCAGTAAGTTTAGTAGCAGTCACATCAGCGCCACGCTCATACTGATAAACAGTAATTTCAGGCTCTTTGATGATTCGTACACTATCACCAAAAGCTGAGATTTCACCAGCATAGTCAGTGTTAGTAATTGCTTCTGCTACAGAAGACTTACGGAAAAAGTTTAATACCTGCTTGGAATAAACTTTAGGTAGGAAAAACGAATTCGTTTGTCCTGATACAGAGTTACCAAAGTTAGCATTGGTATCTGTACTTGGTTCAAAAAATTGATCTGATTGATTATAAGCCATGTTAATATACTCCTAATAACACAAATTAAATTTATGCTACTACTCTTCCCTCCACCATAGCTTGTTTGATTTCATCTTCATATTTATCAAACTGGTCAAGGGACATAGCAGCTATTTCCCGTTCAGTCCAAACTTTAGGCTGTTTAGCGTCTACAGAAGTAGTTTTAGTTGATACCATATCAGCCGCACTACCTTGTGGTTGCCTACGTTGTTTGGGCTGTGATTTTGTTTGAGCTACGCCAGTTTCTAACTTGTAAAGATCTATAGCTTTAGATGCTAAAGATACATTATCTGGATTATTGTAAATCCAATCCTGTATTTGTTCTGGCTGTTCTTTTGCCCATGCATGAAAGTTATCATCACCTCTGAGGTCTTCAAAGTCTGGATGCCTTTCTTTTAACGTAGTTTCAGCTTCTCTACGCAATACTTCAGACTCACGTTGCCGCATAGACTGTAGTTGTGCTTCAAGATCTGCTACTTGACGTTGACTTTGCATATGTGCAACAGTTTCAACTGTATTGTACAAATCAGGATACTCCTGTTTAAAAGACTCCAACTCTTCTTCAGACTTAGGAGGCGAATAAACAGGTTGCGCTGACTGAGCCATAGCACGAAGTTCATCTTCTTTTTGCCTAAACTCATTCAGTTTATTATCATAATGTTTTTTTAGATCATCATATCGCTTTTTATAGTTAGTTCGTTTACGAGGTTGAGCTTCTTCTTCATCAGGGGCCAAATCTTGTTGGGTAGCCTGTTGTTGCTCTGGATAAAATAAACCATCTGCATCACCTCTACGAGGCTCATCTGGCGTATGCCAAGACTTACGTGCATTATATGGATTACTTACTTCTTCCTCTTCGTATTGTGGTTCTGACATTTCTCAATCTCCTTCACGGGGCTTGTGTCTTGCAAGGTAGCCATTATTAACTCCGTCGAGTAAATGGGGCTTGTCTTACCAAGGTAGCCGTAAAATTATTGAAGACTAGGCATTCTGTTGGCACCCATCATAAGCTTCTCAATTTCTTCTTGAGTTTGACTCATAGGGTCTTTATCTTCCATCATTCCACCTTCAGCCTTCATTTGATAACCACCATCATAAGCACGTTCAGCATCATCCATCATTACTTGGAGATTGTCTGCGCCTAGTTGGTCGGTCGCTTTTCTGGTAAATACAAACTCACCATCGCTCAAACGAGCAGGAATAGAGTCTGATACACCAGTTCCAGGGCCTTCGACTTCTCCAGCACCTGAAAACTCTGAAGCAGTTACCATTACTTTATCTAAGATACCTTCTAGTCTTGGATCTTTTTGTAATGCATCTGCTAAATATTCTTGTTCTGAATCATCAAGTGATTCGTCTAAAATATAATCTATATAACTTTCTTCCATTTCATCATCTGGAAGTTGTGAAGCTAGTGCCTCATCCATCTCTTCTGGAGGGATGTTATCGTAGGTATCTACTGGCATTCCTTCTGCTGGCATCATTAATGAGCCACCTTCATTAAAAGGTATAGGATCATCTGGTAACTCTAATTTAGGCTGATAAAATAATTGTTCTTTTTTTTCTATAATTTCAT